CATTATAAACAAGTGTATTTGAATTTAAGTCTGTCAATGCTCCTAGCTTATCCTCTCCTAATAAATCTTTTAGCTTTATAGTGTTGCCAGTAAATCTAACTTTGTATGATGATGGTACGTTGTTTTTAAGTTCTACACCTTCAAGCTTTATTTTTCCTTTTCTAAATTTTAAATGGTTCAACTCTAAGGTAGCACTTACTCTTTTTCTACCATCAAATCCATTCGTAATACTATTATTGTAATAGTGCTTAAATATTTTATTGTTCTGTTTTGTAGCTGGTATAGTGAAAGTCTTTGAGTAGTCAGTAAATACTTTCTGAACATCTTTTACGTTTTGAATTGTCTGCGTAATTACAACAGACTCATCATCAAATAAATCTACTCTTTGACCTTCTATGTATAGTTGTATTTTCTGCATTTATCGAATGTCATTTAAAACATTATAAGAGTTCTCAAACTCTATTGTGTACTCTACTAGCTTGTCATTTGTGCTTGTTTTATATGTAATATTGCTAGTCTTTATATTGATAGGTAAAACTTGCTTTGTAGTGTTTGTGATCCATACCTTTTCTGATAACATCATCTGCTTAAACACCTCGTTAAAAGATTCGTTTACAAATCCACTGCTTAAAGAAATTGATTCGATAGCTACAATATTGAAATCTCTTTTTGTATGACTTGAAATACTATATGTATTACTAGATGTTAAAGTATTTGCCTTGTATCTTTCTCTTTTAGTAGTCATTTTCTCTACTGACTTTTTAAAGAAATACAAATCTTGTAATACTCCAAACTTATTATTAAATGTTACTTTAAATGGTTCGTATTTACCACCGCATTGCGCTGTTACTTTTAAGTTAGTAATACTGTTGTCATCTGTTATTCTTATACTGCTTATATCAACTGTCTTTTTTACAGATACATTATCTAAGGAAAAAGTTAAAGGATCTGTTAAATCGTTTGCTTGTGCTTGGAATTGTATTCTTTCAATATTCTCTCCAACTCCAGTAACTTCGTAAACTCCATTTCTAGAGATAGGAATAGAAAAAGGATATCTCAATGAAGCAGAACCAGTTCCACTAAAGTTATTTACTGTGAATCTAATTGTTAATGATACACCATCAGTTAAGCCAGTAGAAGACTGAAAGAGTCTATCAATAGCCAAATCTGTAGAGTTTAAAAAACTTGCTCCGTTGTCTATTGTCCAATCAGCACTCTCTTTTGTCCAGCTTGTATCTGTTGTGAAATTTCCATTTACACATAGTTCTGGGAACAGCTCTACTGATTTTATTTGAGCATTGCTCTGTGTGCTTGTCGTATATGATACAGTTCTTTGTGTTGCTCCAGCAGCATTTAAAAATAATATATTTGGATTGTGTTCTGTGTAAACTTGTATCTCAAAATCTCCTAAAGGTGTTGTATATAGTTCATCGTTAGTCATAAGCAACGATTTAAAAGAATGGTTTTTCTGAAAATAACTATAACTGTCAAAAGCTAAATCGATAGATGTTGCTTGTGATAATTGTACACCATTACCATCCATCGCAGTAAGAATTGTTCTAACCCATTTACATCCATTTTGAGCAGATGCATCATAGTCTCCAGTAAAAGTTGTATCTAAATAATCTCTTATTAACTCAGCTATCTCAAATGATATCTGCGTTGTGTTTAATATTATTTGTTTACTTAAAGAATAGGTTGGAGTACCACTAAATCCAGTTGCTTTATCCCCAGTATAAATCTCAATATCTAATGTCGCAGATGCTAGGTTAGCAATTGATACAGATAAAAAATGTGGACTCCTAACTTTTATTATTGCCATTGGTTGTAAATTTTAATAGTTCTTCAACATCTAATTTGTATGCTTCTATTATGTCTTTGTCTAAGTTTTTAAATGCTTTCTCAAATGGTTTGGTAAAAAACAAACTAGGTTTGATCCCTTTGTTATAAATACTTCTTGTAATTAAAAAAGCAGTAGTATCATAACTCATAAACTTGCCAGACTTCCTATCCCTAAACTGAAACCTTTTTCTTCTTACCCATTTATTAATACCCTCTGTTAATCCTCCTTTTTTACCAGTTCCACTTCCAAACTTAAAAGGACTATTAGGTGCTTTGCTACTTGATGTTTTACCCTTTACCCCTTTGTCTTGAAACATACCATAGTCCTCCATTAAGAAGCTAAGAGAGAAACTATTTGGACTTACATTTAAATCAGACTTTAAACTATTGTATAGTTCTTTAGAGCTGTTCTTTTTGCCTTTCGTTAGATTCGTTCTAGACTGTTGAATTACATACTTTGCAAATCTATTAAGCTCCTCTTGTACATTCTTTAACATATACTGATATCATTATTTACAATCACATCAAATGTCATAGCCCATCCAGCCATTTCATTCTCAAACCTATCGTAAAAAGGTTCTAAGCTTGGATTACCATCTAGCTGATACAAGTTCTGGTGTAATGTTCCTCCTCTCAATACTTGTGCTAGTTTGTTTAGTACTGCTAATTGTGTATTGAGTACATCTTGCTCGTTGTTGTTCCCTATAAAAATATCTACAACTGGTTCTTTCGAAACATCAACAATATCCATAGCAAGAACAGAAAGGCTAAAACGTAAAACATTGTCTTCATTGTTTACATTATTTACTATTAAATGTGATAAAGGATATATCGTCTGCTTAGATAAATCAATCCTTGTGATGTCTCCAGTTGTTACTGTATTGACATTTGCGTCAGCCAAGAGTTGAGCCTTAATTTTTTCCGTTACTTGATAAAATCCCTTCATTTAAAACTTACTTTTTATTTGTTGTGCTTCTATCTCTGCTTTCTCTTTTGTGAATGACAAGAAAGTAAAGCATTGATGAAAATTTAGTTTAGTGATATCTTCAAACTTTCTAATATCTCCGCCAGCGAGAGAGAAAATTGATTGATACCATCCATATTTTTTTCCGAAGTTAGCTGCTCTTGTATGTTCATCAGATCCTGAGGATTGGAAGAGAGTATCGTATGTTTCGATAATTCTATTCCGAGTTGATAAAAAAAAAAGAGAGAACCGATTGCTGCATCTAATGGCATATCTAACATCTTGTCAGGATCACTTGTTTTATATTCTTCTATGTTATATCTACCAGCTTTACTATCTTTTATAGGTCTGTACAATACGTTCATAGCTATGTGCATTGTCTCCCACTTAGAAGCATTATTATCCAAGTCAATATATTCTCCTAAACTCATCTCGTCTAAGTCTGGGATAAAACCATACTCAACTCCATATAGTTTAAACCTCTCTACATGGCTTGTATCTGTTTTACTAAGTAGTTCGGAAAGAATATCTATGATAGCAGTAACACTAACCATCTTTAATTTGTAGCTATCAGATAAAGGAATTCCACAAAATATCTCTATCATTTTTGCATCCAAAAAATTACCTTCTGGATTGTTTTCTTGTATCTTTAAAAACTTTTGATACTGTCTTAAAGTAATCTCGCTTAATGATGTTGGTACGTTTATCTCTATCTTCATTATATATATAATGAAAAAAGAGACCTATTTTATAAAAAAACCCTTACATTTTTCATAAGCTCTAGTAAGAAGTAGATAATGACTAGGCTTGTTAGGCTTTGATATGCGTATTTCTTTGCCTGTTCTATGGTGTAGGAAGCACTCTACTACTGCTATCATTTCTCTGTTATCCATTGTTAATCCTTTCGGTTGCTATCTCAAAATATTTATCGTCTTGCTCTATTCCTGTAAAGTTTCTATTTGTGTTCTTTGCTGCTACTCCAGTACTACCAGAACCCATAGTAAAATCTAACACCGTTTCGCCTTCGTTTGTGTAGGTTTTGATTAGGTATTCCATTAATAATACGGGTTTTTGGGTTGGGTGTAATCCGCTTTTATCTTTGCTTAAATTGTTTATTACAGGTATTTGTGTTAGGAGTGTTCTTGGGTATCCAAACTTGTTACTATTATCATTATTCACCTTATGGTATTTGCCATAGTTATCTGTTTGATGTTCTTTAGATTTCCCCATATTTCCAATAGTATTTTTTTTATATGGCTGTGGATTATAAGTTGTTTGCTTTTTATAAACAACACTAATTATTTCATTATTTCTTAATGGTTGTTTTTTTGCATTTAAAAACCCCGTACACCTCTTTTTATCCCAAACCCAATCATACTTATAATTCTTAATATTACTCATTCGTAAAGCAGAACTAAAAGGTTCTGAACCAAATAAAACTATTGCACCGTTAGGCTTTATAATTCTGTTAAGTTGTTCCCACATTAATTCAAAGTCTATAACACTATCCCACTTGCAAGCTGTTGTTCCATATGGTGGGTCTGTAATTATTGCATCAATAGAACCACTTTCTATTTTCCTCATTACTTCTAAGCAATCTCCTTTAAATAATTTTATCATACTTATATAATAAAACAGGATCACTTTTTTATTTAAAAGAGTAGGTTTATTATCTTATAAAGTATTTACCAGCGTTTGGATTCTTTAGCTGAGAAGAGATTGCATAACGTGCTGCATCGATGCAATGGTTAAAAGCATCAATAGGTTTATTAATAGTATTCCCTTCTCTATCTTTCATCCAAGTATAACTTTGCAACTCTTTAATAAGATTCTTGCTTCTACTGGTTACAAAGATTTTGTTTTGATTGATGAGATTGATACCATATACAATTGAGTCTTTTCCTTTTGTACATGGTAACACATTATGCTTGTATGTTCTTAGTTCTGCTATTGATTTAGGTTCTGCTGAGTCTGCATAAACTACCTCTGTTACATCGTGTTCTTTTAACAGATTAGATATGTCTATGTTTAGTAGTTTCTTTTGATAGATAATCTCATCAAAGATATACCCATCGTTGTATTTGTATAATCCTATTAAAGTTGTTGGATCATTGCTATATCCAAAATCCATTCCGTAACAAAGTAGCCTTGCTTCTTCTGGTAGTTGTTCTATCTCTTTCCAGTCAGTAATACATACACCATCTAAAGAACCTATCTGACCAAGACCATAAACTTGCCACCAATTACTCCAATAGGTAGAGTCTTTTGCTTTCTCTTTTGCAGCTTCTATCTCTTTAACAATTGTATCTGGTAGAGCTTCGTTGTCTAAGTATGTAAGAGTTATAAAGTCTGCATCTTCTTTACCAGCGATTTCTTTATGCGCCCAAAAATTTGCAGTCGGATTAAAGTCAATCCATATATCCCCAGAAGTTCGAATTGATAATTGGTTGTATGCTTCAAAAGGTACATTGTTCGCTTCATTCACATACAATACATTCCTCCTAGCTCCTCTTAGTTTATCAGGTTGCTCTACTGAGAAGAACTCAATATATGAACCATTGGTAAAAGTATAAGTTAAGGATGATCTATTCCATTGACTATCTTTGAACCTGTTGGTTAGCATCATTATCTTTAAGAAGTCTCTTATACATCCTCTTCTTAAATGTGGTATTGATTCAGATACTACACTTGTCTCAAGATTTGGTGTTCTTATACATCTATCTATAAGAATAGGAAGTATTCCAAAAGTCTTTCCAGCAGATGTACCTCCTTGTATTACTTTCTTTCTCTTCTTTAAAGAATGTAACTTCCTTATAGCTGTAGTTGTTTGGAACATCTACAGATCAAATAAAGGTTGCTCTGCGTTTATGGTTATATCTTTTGTCTCTTTTGGTTTACCATACATATAAGCCATGTATAATTGTATAGCTTTAAAATCTCCTTCATCTACTAAAGATTTTAACTTTAGTATAGCATCGTCTTGGTCTATATGCTTAT